TTATGGTGCTGATGAAGGGATTCGAACCCCCGACCTACGCATTACGAATGCATGGAATAACTATTCCGCTGTATTCCCATTCGATCCGGATGCTGTTAGATAGCGACTTATATCCACTTATCTATTCCCCTAATTACCCACTGAATCCACATGACCTTAGAAGATTTCTTAGAAACTCTTGTCATTCCTTAGCCCCTTAAGATACCTCGGGAATATAAATAAAGACCTGGCGATTTCTCGTCAGGTCTGTTTAAAGCTGCAATGGGTACTTTGCAAAACGTTCTTTGTATCCAGGCCATGGGATGTGTACCTGCTCAATTAAGGAAGAATAATCTTCGACCCGCTCGACCATGTACGACCTAAGTGTCGCCCGCTCGATCTCGTAGGTCCCGCGACGGCCAGCGATGCTGTATGTAAATCGGAGCGTTAATCCTTCCCGCTCCGGGTCATTCTTGATCCAGATCCTTCTTGATTTTAGCAGTTCTGATGATCGCTCAAATTCGCCCTGCAAGAAGCTTCCTACGATCTTAATAATCGCTGCGCGAACGCCGCTTGTCTCCTCGAGCTGCTGGCGTGCAAGCTCCGCAAGGGTCATGATCTCGACGTGCTTCTGAATCACCTTTAGGTCGTCGCTCTCATTCATCGATATTCACGCTCCCGAGCTGGCCGCCAATCGAGAATACCGTCAAGCTGCAATGTGCGCGGTGCATGCTTTCCACGATCAAAAACCATGGCCCTTCCCTGCTGAACTGCCTGGATCGTGACTTCCCGCTTCGTGATCGCGCCGCGCCGGTCCTGATAAATCATCACGACATCACGGCCGATATGCTTATTTATGTCCATCTCCAGGGCGCTCCTTTACGAGATGTATGGTTCTCGGACCGTTCGGTTTTTTTCCAACCAATCCGCATTTAATAAGGCGATCCAAATGTCCATGAGTCGTCCCGACGGATATACCCGAAGCCTCGGCGATTTCCCGGACTGATGGCGGATATCCTAGCTTATCTGTGAGGGTTGCGATGGCCGACATTACTTTATCTTTGGTTTTCATGTTGCACGCCTCCAATCGAACGTTTGTTCTTATATTAATACGAACATGCGTTCTTTGTCGAGCATAAAAAATACCCCGGCGATTATTCGCTGGGGCCTTCGGTGCTATTGTTTTTTGCTGATTAATTCAGTAACGTCATCCCGAAATGCTTCGCTGTATTGTTGGAAAAGAGCTGTATCGAATCCTTCGTCTGTTGTATTGGCCTTTGGAGGATTTTGCTTTAAGTGTTCATATAACTTATCAATCTCCCCCGAAAGCTTGGTCCAGACCGATTTAATGTCTGCGTATTCTTCTCCCAAGCCGTTAATATACTCGTCGTATTCTTTCTTCTGTTCCATTGACTTGGCCAGACGTTCCATTGTGAAATCAATATCAAGAGTTTCCCCCGTGCTGCCTGTTCCCCTACGAATGAAGTTGGAAACATCAATAAATCCGGAATTCCAAATATCACTCGTTACAAAGTTGCGGATATCGCCCAACTTGTCCTCCGGCGATCCCTCTTCGACAACGTTTGCGTTAGAAGCTAGCGATTTCAACATTGCCTCCGCCGCTTTTTCTTCGTCGCTCTTTCCTTTACCGCAACCAGCTACCAGCAAAGCAAAGACGAAGGTTAATAGAATTAAGACTTTCCCTTTTGCCATCTTGTAATAAACCCCTTTTCCTTTTTTTAAATCTTATTATAGATTTCCAGCTTTTTCAATTTGTTTCGACAAACAAAAAAGCCCAAGAGCCGAAGCTCCCGGGCTGATTCTTTCCTTACTTTACAGGTACGGTCACATTGACCGTCTTCGTCTTTGGGTCCCAGCCGTCCACCTGTCCGCCAAGTGCGGTCGTGACGGCACGAACGGGCAGATAGGTTATCCCCTTCTTCGGATCGTACAGCGCGCCGGTGGCGACCCTCTTGCCATTTACGATGGCGATTGCATCTTCCATCTCTTCTTCCCCTCCGATAATAGCTAATTTGATAAACAACGCATTCATTTGTGCGACGGTCGGCCGACGGCCAAGCCTGTACTGCTGGATCGTTATTCCGAACGTGAATTGAAAATGGGGAAGGTCTTGGAAGCTGCGCCAATCGCCTCCCCACTCGAAGCCGATCAGCTTGGCCTCTTCGACGACCTCGGACCAATCCGGCAAACTGTCTTTGTCGTCGTCGCGCAGCGTGTTCCAGCTCACCTGTCGTCCATCTGCAAGAAGTAGAGCGAAGTCGATCGCAACGCCGAAGTTATGGAAGCTGTAACCGCCTTGCGCATTCGTGACGATCTGACCCGGTTTACTGCGCCCCTGATCGTATAGTTCGTTCTGTTCTGAATAGGAACGAAAGCCATGGGTGATCAGGATCTGAACGCCACGCTGATAGCAACGTTCAATCAACTTTTCTGCTGCCGCCCGTACGACGGGGAGCAGCTGCGCGAGCTTGGTGGCAGACTTAGCTTTTACTTGTTCCAGTGCCAGCACCTGCATCCTCTCCCTTCTCGTTGAGCTGCTCGAGCCTTTTCGTAATAACGCCGGGCAACGTCACGCCCAGGATGCCGAAGTTCTCGATCAGGCTTAGACCTTCACGGCCGGCATAGTAGTAGATCGCGGCAGTCCGGAAGATGGGCGCGGCTGGTTGAAACCAGGCGTCCAATTGTCCTGCAAGAGCGATCACGGCGAGCACGACGAACTTTCGAATGCCTCCCCAGTAAAGCGTATCGGAGTTGAGTTTATGGTTCTTGATCGCTCCCGCAACGCCGCTGATGTAGTCAAGCACGATCAACGTCAACAGGACTTCAAGCGCCTTATCCCAACCTCCGAGAACCGCTGAAACGGCGATTCCGATAGCTGCCACCCATCCGCCGGCGATCGCTTCCTTGCCGCCAGCAGCGGACGCATACCAGACATTCCAAGCCAATAACTTGATCTGTTCCATCTTGACCCCTCCCGAAAATAAAGGCCCCGCCTTTGGCGGAGCCCGTTTTATTTAATCGCCTTGTTTTGGCGTTGTTTTCCAAATTCCCAGGCGCTTAGGAATTTGGATCTCATAAATGCGTGATTCATTCCGACTTTACTCTACAGTTGGTGAAGCTCCAGCCGTAACGCCAAGGTTCCATACAGGCCTATTTTCCATATCCGGATTCAGTGCGAATACCTCGTCGTATTGCGTTTCCGTGATCTTTTCGGCGTCCAGCGCTTGCTGGATGTCCTCAATGTAGTACGTCGCAGCTGCGTGTTCCTTGACTCCCTGCTTCTGAGAATCCGGCACGCTGTTGAGCGTCCGTGTCAAATCGAGAAAAACCGCTTTTGCATATTGCCGGGTGATTGCCGTAATCGTTGCCATGTCCTTTTCCCCCTATTCGGATTTAAGCAGGATTAACTTCCTCGTACAGGTCTAGCAGGAGCGAAGTCGTGTCGGCGCTGTCGGTGCGCAGCTGTGTGACGTCCGCCTGCAAGGCGGCGACCTTGGATTCGACCGAAGGCTCGGGTTTTTCCGGCTGCGGCATCGGCTCCAGGTCGGGCACGTCTACAAAGGTTTCTTCGCCGGTCTGTGCGTCGTAAACTAGGTGCTTCACTCAGAATACACCTCCACGGTTGTACCATTGGCGATATATAAGTTCGTGTTGTAAAAAGCGAGGTCCAATGACGGGAACGGCCAGCTGGTCGCTGTCGATTGCTGGGAGCTTCTGACCTCTACCGCCGACGCTTGTGCAGCGTCTCCATAAAAGACCGCATAGCTGCCATCGATCGTCTTGCGCCTGTGACTGCCGTCGAAGATCGCGGTCAGGAAGCAGCCAAGTGCGCCAGCCCGCCCGATGCTGAATAATGCCGCCGACGTCGGATTAGGGAAAAGGTCGCCCGACTTCGTCCAGGTCGACGGAATAATCGAGACGCCCTGCGCCTTGTCGTCCAGGCTGGAATACACCATAGCCCGAATTCGGCATTTCGTGATCGTCCCCAGCCCTGTGATCGTCGCCGTCTTGATCGTCGCGACCTGAAAAACCAGCTTCGTGACGTTGGCCGTGCTGGTGATCGCGACGGCCGAACCGCCCGACGTCGTCGATATTTGAAATGTGTTGGCCGTGGCGTTAATGACAAAGTAGTGCGCCTGCGTGATCCCTGTCGGGTACGCCGCCCCAAGGCTGAAGATCGAAAAGTCCTTCGACGGGAAGATGACCTGGCCGTTCGCGAATCCGTGCCCTTGCGCTGTGAACGTCCCCGTCGCCGTGTCGACCGATTGCATGACGGCCTGCGGGTTGCCGGTGTATGTGTAGCTGGCGAGCTGCGTTGAACCGCCCCCACCGCCTCCGCTTGGTGCTGCGATCCAGCCCGCATCGAAGTCCGCTCCGCTTATCTTTGCGAGGACCTGACCAGTCGTGCCTCCAGCAGGTACGCCGACGCCGGCCGCGCCCGTCGCCCCCGTAGCGCCTGGGTCGCCTTTATCGCCCTTGTCTCCCTTCAGCCCCTGCGGACCTTGCAGCCCCGTGTCGCCCTTGGGTCCTGGGTCGCCTTGCAGCCCCTGCGGACCCTGCAGGCCCGGGTCCCCTTTATCGCCTTTAGCGCCTGGGGCTCCCTGCGGCCCCGTACCACCCTGTAAGCCTTGGGGGCCTGTATCGCCCTTGGCCCCAGGCGCGCCGTCAGCGCCGGCCGGTCCTTGCGGCCCGGGGTCGCCCTTCGGACCTTTCAGCGAGGCAATCCACTGGCTTTCTGTGCCGAGGAACCCGTCCGCGACAGCGAGTTCATACGCGGATTTTCCGTTCGCGCTACCCCCTGTACCGTCCCCAGGGTCTCCCTTGTCGCCCTTGGGTCCCTTAAGAGACGCCAGCCATTCGGTTATCGTGCCCGTGAAGCCTTCAGCGACGGCGAGTTCGTAGGCGTCTGCGCCCGGGTCGCCCTTCTCGCCGCGCGGACCAGGGGTGCCCGATCCGTTGCCCCCAGGGAAGACCTCGATCGGCGTTGGCTCCGGTCCCGGTGTTATGATGATATTAATGTCCGTCATGGCGTTTCGCTCCCCTCGACAGGGATCAGCATGGTCAGGGAATACGCCGTCTCGCCGTTTACCGTGCGCTTGATATCCGTCCGCAGCAGGCCGGGCTGCCATCCGCGCGTGTCGCGTACAACGAATCGAAACGTATTAGGGTCGCCCGTCGCTTCGATCTCGACGTCCGACATTTTGGTCCCCGACGCCGTGTTAACCTGGGACGTGAACTCCTCCAGCTGTGCGCCTGGACAAGTCGCGGTATACGAGAACGTCTGACCGCGCTTAATTCCCGGCAGGGTGATCGTCTCAAGTGGCATGGTCTGCCCTCCTTACGCTGGGGCGTTTGCTTCGTAGAGTTCCAGAAGGAGCAGCGTCATGTCGGCGCTGTCGCCTTTAACCTGGTTAAGTTCCGCCCGCAGCTGCGCGTTCTCGGCCTTCAGCCCGTCGACCTCGGCGGACAGCGGCGGGCGGTACTCGGGCGGCTGTCCGGGCTCCTGCGGATCGGGGTACGAAAAAAGCAGCGACGGCTGCTCGCTGCTTACATCGACCCTATAGCCGTTCGTTAACATAAAGTCCTGCGCGTGTTGCCCGTACTCCAGCTGGAGGACTCCGACCGTATTCGGTACGCGATCTTTCAGCGCTTGGAAAGACTCAAAGTCCTGGTCGCGGGTCGTTTCGATAACGCCGCCCTCTCGTTCGCCCGTGTCGACGATGACATTTCCGGTTGCTTTGTCATAGTAAATTTTCCGCCCTATTTGCATATTCGCCAACTCCTTCCTTTTATTCCCATGCGTACCAGCTCCAGCCCGTCGTCGACGGCGAGTTTATAGAAAACCCGCCGAGATAAACGTTAAAGTTCACCGAGTATTGACTGTCCAAGACTACAGGGTACGTACCGTAGCCTAAGTTATTAAAGCGAGGATCGCCGTCAGGCGGTTCAAAATAGATGTAGCGTCCGAAGTTAGTGCTACCATCATGCGGGTCTTCCATCAAAATTATACGAGGCTTGAACGTGAGACCATTCACGGCCCGGAAGCCTCCGGTCTTTGGGAGAACGCCCTTGGCGTATTGCTTTGCAGTGCCCGCTAAACCGAAAACTGTCCCGCGAATATTGCCGGCGATAAAATTAGGGTCATTTAAGACGACTTCCGGGAACTGCCCACCTGTCCCTGGACTCCCTTCTGTGTATAGGCCCCTGAAAAGCCGCACGTATATATGCGTCGGGTCGCCTACATAATTTGCGACGTTGCCATAACTCGGCTGGATTGTCACGCTCAACGCCACGACGCTGTCCCAGAAACCGCCGTTCGCCTGGACGATCGCGTCCATCGTCGCCTTGTCCGGTTCCTTCCCGGGCCCGAAGGAGTCGGTCAGGTCGATCAGCATAAACCCGTCATAATGCGCGCTGACGTCGCGGCCGTCTCCCCATACGCCTACTTGCGGCGTAAGAGTCGCGCCCATAGCGGACGTCGTCGTTACGATACGACTAGCGAACTGCCATTGATTTTTGACTGCTTGATTGCCGGTTATCCAGTAGGGGTTCCCTGGCCCGTCGATGAGACATGCAAAAAGGTCGTAGGCGCCGGTTTGAAAGTACGCCCAGCCGCAAAAGTAATACTGTCGGCCTGATACTATAGGAATTGCGTTCCCTTGGTAGGTGCCATTTGCCAGCCCTTGCCAAATCGCGCCGCTGCCTCCGTATAAATTCCACCCAGTATCTAAATTCATGTTCGCGGTCGATCCCTTGGCGGTCCACCCCGCAAGCCCATTCGAGAACGCGCCGTTATAAATCAGGTTCGGTACCTTCGGGATGAGGGTTCCCGTCGCGTTGTAGTTCGTCCCCGCGCTGAACTTCTTCGGGTACAGGACCTGCCCCGGGACCGCGTCACCAGGAAAATAAAATTGCGCCACCGATTACACCCCCACAATAGACGCGGATATTTTGACGGCGTTTGCGACCGAAGACGAAGCGTTAACTAATATCGTAGAATTCGGCGCCGCAGCGATGAAGACGGGCAAAAGCGTATAGCTTTGTACTGCTGCTCCTTGTGGGGCGGCTACGACGAGCGTCTGCGCGCCCGTTGCATCCGTATACTGGACGGTCACGTTAATGTTGGTTACAGCTGTGACCCGCATATAAATCAGAATCTGATAGTTACCCAGCGACACCGACGCCGAGGCTATGGTCATACCCGTCGAACTTGATATAGGAATCTCTGTGACGGACGTCAGCTTCCCCGCCTTTGTGCCTATCGTCTGAATAAAGTTGTCGGCCGTGAACCCGCCGACCATTTTCGCATTCAGGTTTTCGACCAGCGTCGGGGAAGCTATAACAAGAGGCGCGGTTCCTGGTGGGACGTTCGAAACGAAACGAGACGCGGTCACGGTGCCGGCAAAGGTACCGCTCGCTATATCCGCAAAAGTAATAGCCGTCGTACCAAGCGTCACAGATGTTGTGTTGCTCATGACGAATGTCTTTCCGCCGCCGGCCGCACCATCGCGTACAAATACGCTGATACCGGCCGCGACCTTCGCCGTCGTATCGGCGTCCGCCGCGCGCGCCCAGGCTCCGGAGGCAGCAACGTAAATGCCGTTCTGACTACCCGTGGTCTGGTTCTTCACGAGCACCCGGTCACCTGCGGCCAGCACGACGCCGTCGACCGTCTGGAGGCCGGACAGCGTGATGTTCGCCGTCGTCGCGACGCGAACGTCGCCGTCGACCGCCTGCAGCGCCATGGCGGCGTCAATTTTATCCCAGTTATCGTTCAGCATCGTTTGGATGTTAAACGTGTCCGTTGTCGGATCGACTCCCACCACTTTCTTAAGCAGATTCAAAACCGCTGTAAATGCTGGCATCGTATTCCTCCATTAATTTAAGAATGGGGCGAATTCCGAAAGCGGATGGCTTTCAAGCTGCGACAACGTCATCGCCTCTACCTCGCCGATAGTCAGATATCGATAAGCGATTGCAATCGCGAGGTGCGCAGGCCGGATCTCCTCCAAACTGGCTTGTACATCATCCATATTGCTCGGAAGGCCGATGATGTCCTGAAAGTTGACCGTGATTGTCCCTGAAGCAAACGAAAGGCTTACTGTCCCGCCAGTCCAGCTGCTCACGACCAATTTTAAAAGCGTTGCATCGATTTTCCCCGACCCGCGCATCTTGGACTTCACAAGAGCGCGTCGATCCGCTAGGGTCTTGCTTACATCGGTTTGAATGCCCAATTCCGCTTCGTAATACGCCAGCCCCCATGTCGCCGTATCTACAGCATATTGAAGCTGCAGATCGGCCAGCGCGGCGGTTCTCGCCGACAGCTGCGCCCCATCCGCTTCAAAGATCGACTGATATACTCCGGACCTCCGCATGAACGGCGGAAGTCTCGCCAACAACTCCGAGGCTAATTCAGACATTGACCGTCACCGTCCCGAGAACCGCCACCTGATTGCTACTAATTGCAATGTTGGCTGTCCCGCCATTGACAGTGAGTCCCGAGTAATCCGCCACACCTTCACTGGTGAGGATGGCCGCGCCGATACGAGCAACACTGACGATATTCTCGACGAAGGCGATATTCTTCAGCAAAGCTGTCAGGGATGAGGTGATTGCGGTCTTCGCCTGCGTCACACTGTACCCGGGCGTCAGGTGTATGGTGGCCGTCACATTGATCGCCAGCCCAGCAGCACTGACTACCGTTGCAAACGCGCCAATGGGTGCCTGACCGTCTCCAAGGCCAGAAATGCCTGGGTCGATATAGTTCTGCACTTCATCGACGACTCCAGCACTCGCTGGCGTCTTATCGCTGTCGATCAGGACGATTTTCACCGTGTTCGGTCCGTTCCAAAGGGGAATGACCCGCGCATCTCCAACACCGGCGATCTCTTTCGCCCAATTGAGATAATGCGCTTTGTTCCCGCTGGTTGCCGGCGTTCGAATGCGTTCATAGTAGCGAACAATCAGATCCGCGTCGGACTCTTGATCAAAGCCGTCCTCCGTAGGACTCGCATTCGTTACCGCGCTAAATCCGGCCAAGGTAACGGGAAATAGGGTAATCGCCCCGGCGGGTACGACGCCCGCGCTGCCCGCGATCACAGCTTCGACTTGTACATTTCCCGTGATGGTTATAGCCGCATTTTCGCTCGCCTTAAACTGAACACCTCCAGCCGTTTCGAAGAGATCGCCGGCTACAATCGTCCCGGTGCCCGTCAAGGTAACGACGCCGGTCGCTCGAGTGGCTGCTTTTCGCTCCATCCCTGTTCGTTCTCGAACTCGCTCGGTGAGCTCGTCGCTGGTCAGATTGTCGATAACCAGTTTGGTCTGTGCGCTAGCGATCTGCTCGTCGGTGTCCGCCAGCCTCTCGGCAACGGGGGCGAGCGCGTCATAAATAAAACTTCCGGGGCGCTTGTCCAAGCTGTCGCTGACCGTTAAAAGCATGGCAGACAAAATTTCTTCCTTAGCCATCAGACCGTCACCGCCTCTAAAATGGAGCCGTAAATACTTGTAACTCCGAAGGAAATCGTCAATCTCGCATTATGCTGCGAGAAGTTAAAGTCGCCGACCTGTGTGATCGCGTCATTCGTAAGCAGCGCTTCCTGAATCATCCGCTCGTATTCGGCTTGCGAAAAGGCCGGATGCAGATTTTGTCCGATGAGCAAATGATGTTCGCTGCCATAGCCGGTATCGGCGTAGATCAAGACGTTCTTCGTGGTCATCAATGCCTTCTGAATCCAGACCCGGAGATATTCAATTCCCGAGATCTCGACCGTCTTCCCGTCCACTTGCGCGAAGTCGCCGGACTCGAAGTCCCAGGCGAACGACTTATGAACGACACCCGATGACGTATCGGGAACCGTATCCATCTCCAGTTGCGCAACCTCTGGAAGAGACATCGTCGACAGCACCTCCGTTGTTAAAGATCAAATACAAACCACTCTTTCAGCTGATCGCCTGGCGCAATGACTACCTCGTCACCGACCATGAAAGACTTCTTCCAAAGAATCGTATCCTCGACCATGTTGCCGCCAGCATCCATCCAGCGATTGGGGATCATAACGCCCTCCCGATAAACCTTCGGCAGATGCATCTTGTCTTCGGTAATCAGGATACGATCGCCCCAGCGAATGACCAAAGGATCGGTCTCCACCACAACGCCGATACGTGGAACCGTGCTTACGGGATTCCGGTTGTCCTTATGCAGGTCGGCAAGTTTCCTGGCCAGCCTGTCAATCGCGTCCGTCATGCCGCCCCTCCTCTACTTGACCTGATCCGGAAGTACGAGCTCCAGCTCCATCGTATGCAGGTTATTGACTAGGCTGTGCTTAGCTGTCTGGATGATGAACCGGCCTTTCATGCCGGTCAACGGTTCTGATACGTCCAGCAGCCGGCCGGCCTTGAATGACGAGTCACCCATCAGTTTCATGCTGTTGGTCTCCTGGATGCGCGACAACCGCTGCAGCAGAATCCGACTGACCTCCCGCGCCTTGGCGGCATCCTCGACATCGATCTTGTAGACTTCTTCGAGAAGGCCATACTTCGCAATCAGTTTGTCATCTGCTGCCATGGCAGCGACTTCATAGGTTGTCTGCCCGCCGTCCTTCCCTTCGCGCTCGAGCAGAATCTTCACCCGATTCCTTAAAGCATCTATGGACCGGGTCCGGCCAGCTCCGAGAGGATTGGCCATGACATCCGTTTTAGGAAGATTGTCCGCCAGCCGAAACGTCCCTGTGATGACCAGGTTCTTCATCTCTTCGAAGTAAATCTTGCCTTGGCGCATCTCGACATTAAACCGTTTGTTCGCCCGAACCTCTTCTCGCTTATAAATGTCCTCGATGATCTCGGCCGGGCTCTTCTCCAGGAAGATGTCATCGATCAGCGTGTTCATCGGCGGAATATGTCCGATCAGCATGCCGAAGTCGGTTAAGATGCGTTCAATTGCCTTAGAGGCTGACACCTTATTGAACTGGTACACGGTCTTGGACTTGCCCAGGTACCAAGCATAGTCATAGACCGTGTACTTGATTGCCTGGCGGTCCGTTCGCCCCTCTGTGACCAAGACGCCTCTGTATATCTCCTGGCCATCCTCGATAAGGAAAACGACGTCTCCTAGGTCGCACGGGTTTTTCGGGAACAGGCCGGTGTCGCTCCAGACTAATTCGAACTCCATCACCGTCATCAGGGACAAATTGGAGTCCCAAGTTACATTTCCAACCAACGGAGTGATGTCATAAGCGAGCTTCCCGTCATTCTTCACCAGCTGCAGCTTGAACAAGCTATCTCACCGCCTCGAAAGCAAAATCAAAGGGAACTCCGTCATTCTCAGGCTGAACTGGATGTCTCCATCTTCCTTCATGCCATGTTCAAATTCGTCAATACTTACTGCCATGTTGACATTCTGCTGACCGTTCGAGTCGACGATCACAAGCCGAATCGGAATTCGCTTCTCGCGCCAACGCTCGATCGTCTGCACGTATTCCATGCCCCACTTGTCCCGGCTTTGCAAGAATGGGTAGTCATGTTCGCGAATGGGGAAGAAACTGCTGATCTCGATCGACCGCAGCCCCCGGATTCCGATTCGGTTCAGCGACTGCTGCAGGCCGTCAATCTGATCGTTCTTCCACGGCTTCGGAACCGTGAACTCCTTTGGAGGCACCGGAAGCTGAAGAACCTCTTGGTTGTTGTTGATGCTAAAGAAGACTTGGATCATCCTGCAGTCACCGCCTACATTGTGTCATAGAGATGCCGCTCGATCCGGGACAATAGGGAATCCGCGATGTCCGTCGCCGATCGGTTGCCTGTGAGCGTGGCCTTTGTATTTGAGTTTGTGGCCGAGGTGTTATCTCCAGTAGCCGAGCTGTTTTGATTCAGCGCATTCGTGTTTTCCTTGAGCGCATTTTTGAGCTCCTGATCGCTCTTGCTTTGCTTCTTGTCCCGCTCCTTCTGCGCCTTTGTCGTTTGGGTCATAATTTTATCGTCGCTGAACTTGGCGGAACTAAAGTTAACCTTCGGAAAAACGTTAAAGTCGCTGTCCCATTTCGGCTTCTCGGCTTTTACGGCCGCGCCGCCAAAATCGACTTTATTGATGCCGCCAAAAGTCATCTCGTCCATAACGCTTCCTAGCCCGACGCTCTTGGAAGCCTTGTTCGCTCCACGGATAAGGGTATTTATTCCGTCCAGCGATTTCTCGATCATGCTGTTAATTAGCCCGATAAATCCGTTTACGCCTGCTTCACCAGCACTCAGAATCCCGTTCCAGATGCTTTTGCCGGCGAACTCAATGCTGTCCCAAGCAAACTTATAGACCTTAAGCATGAAATTAGCGTATGCGAAGTACGCATTCACAGCCCATTCAGCCGCGCCCACGACGACGTTCCACGTCCGCATGCCGGCCAGCTTTACGGTCTCCCAGTTATTGACGACATACGTCCCTGCAGCAACTAACATACCAAGCAGCACAATGATCGTGCCGACTGGGTTTGCCCGCATTGCCGCATTCAGCAGGCGTTGCGCCCCCGCCATGATGCTGATCTCTCCGGAGGCCACCAGGGAGGCCGTGCCATAAACCGTCGTTCGAATAGCCGCGAAGGTGACGTTGCGACCGAGTACCACCGTCCAAAGTGAGGCGAAAAAGGTCGCTGACTTGTAAGCCGCAATCGCTGCGGCAACACCATAAACGATTGGACTGATCATCGGCCAGTTATCCCGAAAAAAACGAAACGTGCCGACCGCTGAATTGTAGACGCTCACTAGATTGTCGCCCCACCGCTTAAATGTCCCATCCTCGGCAAGGCGCGTCATGGCGTCGCCGGCCTCTTTGGCCTGCTTCTTGATCTCCTCGAACAAGCTGCCCTTCCGGATCTCGCCAGATGCGTTAACACCCATAATCTCAGCGATTCCCATCTTCCAGGTGCCCGTGACGGTCGACATCAGCCCCTTGAATGTTTGGGCCTGCTTCTCCATGCCGCCCTTGAAACGATCATCCATGAGGGCAAACAGCGCTTGGTTAAACCGCTGTTGGTCGACGATCTGACCTTTGTTATTGATTGTGGTCTGGCCACGGAACATCTGATCGGCTTTCTTCTGGATCATGGCCTTCGTGATGCCGAACTCTTTCATACGTTCCAGCTCGCCAGTCTGTGCGTCCGCAACGGCTTCGATGGCCTGCATCAGATCTTTGTTCATGACCGCTGCCATATCGCCGATCGATCGCATCGACGTCTGCGCGTTAATGCCGTACGCCTGCAGCCGAACCGTTCCCTCGACAACCTCATCCGTATCGAACGGCGTGATGTTCGCGAACTGGGTTGCCCACTGCATGATCTCGCCGGCTTTCTTGGTATCCTTCATGACGGTATTAAGCGTCATCCGGTATCCTTCCAGTTCGCTCGCTGCATGCGTACCAAAGCCGATCGTCGACGATGCCCCGGCCACGCCCAAGATCGCGGATACCGCCCCCACCGCTGACGACTTGATCGATTCCAGCCCGCTTCGAACGGATGTCCAGGTCTTGCTGCCAACTTCCCGCAAGTCCCGAAGGCTCTTCTTGTACTGCACCGTGCCTGCATTGATTTTTCGGAGAGTCGGCGTGACGCCATCTCTCAGCGTCATCGTTTTGGAGATGTCTTTAACGCCCATGTTCCTCACCTTCCAAGGGGAAAGAGGGCCGGCTTAGAACCGACCCTCTAATCGTTTGGCCTCCTCTTCGTAATGCAGCAGCATTGACACTTTCATGAATCGTTTTTCGGCCGGGCTTGCGTTCAAGAGTTCCGACAGCGCTCGGCCCTTCTGCAGATAATGATGCAGCATGTAAAAATCGCTGTCGGTCTTAATTAGTTTTTTAAGTCGTCATTGATCTTGTCTTCGATCTTGCTGACTCCGCTCCCGTAGCCGGCCAGCTGCAGGGCATGCCCGGCGATGGCTCCGATCTCGCCGGGCAGGAAGATCATTCCCACGATATCGATCGGCTCTTTGCATCCGAACGCCTTCTGCAGCTCCGCATCTTTCAGGTTCGGTTCGACCACACACTGATAGATAATATGAGGGTCGGCCAGATCGCTTTTCATATCGTCGCTCGCCATCTCCATCGCTTCCAGCGCAAGCGCCCGCGATGGTTCTTCGATGACGATCGAGGCGTTCAGCGAATCCACGCGAAGACGGATCGAACGTTTCTTCCGCTGCTTCAGCGTCTCTTTCCGCTCGAGCAGCTGTTCAATGGTTAATGGTTGGGTCATGATAGTTTATCCTCCTTAGATCTTGTCGACCATTTCATAATCACTGAAGGCAAACGGGATTTCCTCGCTGCCCAGCTTCTTCGTCTCGAACTGCAGCAGGAAGAATTCGCCGATCGTGACGTCGTGCAACGCGACCCGTTCGCCGCCATACGCATCCGGATCATTGACAGCGCCCATGATTTCGAAGCGCGGATAAATGCCTTTCCTGACGCTATCGGCCATGGCCCGCTGTACCCGCGAGTAAATTTTCTTGACCGTCATGCTGCCTTCGCCCGTCCAGCCCGTCGCCTTTTTGAACGTAGCGCCAGATCCCGCAAAGCTGACGTCCTCATAGTTGACGCTGACCTTTGCTTCGAATTTGTCCACTTCGGCCCACAGCTCGCCGCCCACCCAAACCCGGCCATACACGCCGTTGATAATTCGCTTTGCCTCTTCCACTCGGTTCGCCACCCTTTACACAGAAATATTGAAATCGAGATCCTCGATCGCATCCAGGAACTTCAGAGAACCGGAAATGAAGACCTTCGATCCGAACGAAGTCTCCTTCACTTTCTTGTCGTCCCAGTCACTCGTATCCGTGCCGATCGCTTCCCAGGCCAGACGCTGCGCTTCGAGGTTGACGCCCACCGTATTGCTGCCGGAAGGGTCGAGCACTTCGCCCTGCAAGCCTCGGATATAGGCATTGGCTGCCGTGATGAACAGCGCCTGGTTGTCATAGCTGTTGTTGACCTTGCCGACGTATTCGTCTTTGAACGTTCGCGTGATGTCATCTGCGACGAGGTCGTGACCTTCGATGATCTTGATTTTCTGGAAATCTGCGCTCTTTCCCGTCAGGGTCGTAAGCGAATTGACGCCGCGACCGATCTTGATTTTCCCGTCGTCGCTGATCAGAATCAGCTTGCCGTCATCGATATCGCCGTCCGGATCGTCGCTTTCGGTAATTGCGCTGACTTCCGAGAGCTCGTAGTACGTTGCGCTCCGTGTCAGCGGCATTCCTGCGAGTAGCCCGGCGATCCGCGCCGTATACTGGGACGCTGTGTAGGTCGTTGCGCCGACGACGATGCCCTCCGTCGCGAAGTTAATGATGCTTTCATGGTCGCTGACGCTGTTCGGAAGTACGGCCTTGAACGTCTTCTTATTCGTGCGCCACGTCTTGATCTGCGTAGCGACCGTCGCCGCGTCGGCGCTTTGAATGCCAGGGGCGGCAAGGTAATTCCACCGCTTGCCGGCAAGACGGGTCAGCGCGGCGTTGTAATCGGAGGCGTCGGCATCCAGGCGCTCGACAATCACCTTGGAAGGGATGCCGAGGAAGGCCAGTTTGATCAGCGCCAGGTTCGCCGCTGTCCAATCGTTCGCCTTCACGTCCGCGACCGACTTATATTCCACCGAATCGAACGTGCTGGTGTCGTCCTTCAAGATGAGCGCGACAACGCCGCGCCCGCTGCGCGTAATGGCCGATACAGCCAGCGAAGCAAAATTGATATTGATTTCGGGCAAGCCCATTGCATTCACCCTTTCTTAAATTACAATTTGTCCATGATGCGATCGAATTCCCGCTCGAGGATCTCATCCCATTGATCGGCAATCTCGTTTGCGGCTTTGTCGAATACATGATAGCCCCGTGCAAAACCGTGCTCGTTGCCTGCCTTGTCCACGATTCGGTGCCCGTACTCGATCAGGTGGCCGTGGGGCGAACGCGTGTAGACCCGCACTTTGTACCAGCCAGCACCTTCGTCGATCCACACCTTGCCGCGTTTAATCGACCTCAGATAGTTGCCCGTAACCTTATGGACGAGCTGTTTGGCCTTTCGTGAGATAATCGCCCGCGCCTTCGTGCCCGATCGCAGCATGATCTGCCGAGCCTCTTTCGGATAATGCTGCTGCAGCTTCGCGAGTTCCCTTGAAAAGACGTCGATCTCGCGATCGTCGATCTCGAAGTCAGGCATCGTACTCCAACACCTCCATGACTGGCGCTAGCTCATCGCCTGCCACTCCATCGTCGTAGAACGAGAAGTCGAAGTCATAATGAACCACGCGATCAACGATGTCCGTGACCGCGCTGTCGATGGTGATCGTTCGTCCCTCTACTGAGAGATTAAGACCAAACGCACTTTCAAGGTGGTCCTGCACGTTGTAGGCCTCTTCTTTATACCGATTGCGGTCGGAGGGGAAGAAGAGGATTCGGCAGGTCAGTTCTCGGTATACGTTGACTCGCATGTTCTCGGTGCGGTTCGTTTCGATCCGCACGAAAAAGGAAGGCCGGTTAAAGCCTTCCTCGACGTCGCTACTTAGGATCTCGATTCCCGGAAACAGTTCCTTAATGCGTTCGTTGATCGCCTTGTTGAGCTGCGCCCGCGTCAGCATCAGGGCGTCACCTTCTCCACGGATAGAATCAGCGTTTCGTGCCGGTCGAAAGGATCTTCCATATAGCGAATATCGTGGCGCACGCCGCCGATCATCAAGAACATGGCCGGCGTGAGGCCAGCGCGGTAACGGATCGTGACCGTGAGGTCGTTCGTGGTCTCCGTTATGCCGTCCGACTCCGAGGCACCGCCGCCCTTGTAGGCGATCTGTGCCGGCACGGTACACAACCGCTCAGGCGCGACCGTTTTCTCGCTCATGCTGTTTTCCGTTATCGCGTTATGCCATATCTCCACGACGCTGCGCATTTGGGACAGATTCGTCTGCACGTCGCTAACCGGCCCGCAGACGAGCTCCATCGTTCGATCCTTCGTTTCAAATGTGCGGATGACCTCATAATACGTACCGTTATGGCGAAGCCGGCTTTCCCCCTGGTACTCAGCGGCCCATACAACGAAAGTTGCCGTCGGCCGCAGTGCGTTCCCGATTGCCTGGTAATATTCAGATTGCCGAACAGCTCTTCGCTCGGCGAACGTCTCGCGAGGCGATTGTTCGACGATGGTGTCGGTGTCGCCTGTCGTAACGTACGAGAGGCCAATCAGCTCGACGACGTCGCTGAATCTCATGGCGCATCTGGCTCCTTGCTGGCTGCTAGCTGCGTGATGAGCATGTGAAAGACCGGCGAGAACTTGATTTCTCCGCTGTTCAGCTGCCAGAGATCCGTCACGCCGATCACGATGATGCCGACCGCCCGGTCATCTGCCATTAGCGATTGGGCGACCCCCGCTCCGCGCATATAACCTTTGACCGTCCGAATCTTTTGGATCAGGTTGCCATCAAAGGCAGAGCTCATCACGGGAATGTCGAGCCCAATCTTGCACTCGACGAGCAGCTGATCGTCAGTCATTGACCTCGCCGCCGCCCGCATTCGCCGCTTCGGCTCCTGGCGCCTCGGTTCCGTCCGGCTCCGCTTCCGGTTCTGGTTCAGGCTCCTGTGCCGGCTCAGTGCTGATCTCGGCAACGACCGAGAACGGGACGAGCAGAATGCGGACGCCTGCCCGCTCCTGCTCTTGCCTCAGCTTGGCCGACAGTTGCTGATGCTCTTCGACCGACAGCGGCATCGTCGCTTTCCAGAGGACGACGGTTTCCTCTGCTTCGTTCTTCATTTCAGCGCCCTCGATTGGCGCTGCCTTTGCTTTTCTAGCCATGCCCTTCATCCTCCCGGAAAAGGGGCCTCACGGCCCCTATGATTTAGCTTGCTGCGCCCTTCTTCACGATGACGACGCCGTTCGGGTCGATCAGCTTGCCGTCGGCGATCAGGATCGCCTTATCGACCCACTCGTTCGTATCGTGGTCGTAGTAACGGAACATCGTCATCTGCATGTTGCTGTTGAACCCGTAGTTCTTCAGGTTGCAGTAGATGGCGACGACATCGCCCGTAGCAGCATCCGGGAACGGCGCGATAACGTCGTCCTCGACTTCGATGACCTCCTTGCCGCCAAAGCGACCTTGCGGGCCTTCCGTAATGCCGTAGTTGGTGCGGCCGATCGGCTGGCCATTATCATCGACCATGCCGTTGATGTAGCCTTCGAATGTTCCGGAAGCCATGAGGAACGTTGCGCCTGCCTTATAGGCGAGCGGCATCTTCGCGAAGACCATTTTCGACCATTGCTCCCAGTCCGCGAACTGGGCAGGCGTCATCGTGACGATCTGAGCTGCAGGAACGCGGCTGTCGGTCGTGATGCCCTTCGCCTTGCCGACGCCGTCTCCCTTGATGACGGACAGGTCGATGGCCTTGACCATGGCTTCAACGATCAGATCGATGATCGTCGTCTCGAAGCCATCGAGCGAAACCGTGTCGGCCAGCAGCGAGACGGCGACCTTGCACTCCAGGCCGAAGTACGTGAACGACAGCTTCGTGTTGGCCTGGACCTTCTGCTTGTCCGAAGGCGTCGTCTCCCCGATCCAGGTCGCAATCGGCTTGAGCGAGAGAATCGGAATGTCTACGCCGCCCTTCACGTTGAGCTTGCGGACGCGGCTGAACACCTGGCCATAAACCGTGATCTTGCGGATCACTTCGTTCAGGATCGTCGTCGGGATGACGGCCGACACGTCCGTCGTCGTGGTCGTCGCATTCGCCCGCAGCTCCGGCTTGATCTCGCCCGTCTTGGCGAACGCCATGAACGCGCTGCGATATTCCCTCGTTGCGAAGTAATCCTCCGGTTCGGCCGAGCGTTGTTGCTGGCCTGGTTGGCCGCCGCTCATGCCATAAGAGCCCATGACCTGCGCAAGGCCCGGATGTTGCTGGCGCTGCTCAGGCGGTTGTGCTGCACCGAGAGGAGCAGCGCCCGGCGTCGGAACACCGCCCGGTTGCTGACTGCGTTGTTCTTCATCTTCGATGGCCGTGATCATGCCCGATAGCTCAGTGATCTCGCCGTTCAGCGTCTCCATCTCACCGTTAATGCTCCGCAGCTCCGCAACATCCGTTGCGGCTTGGGACCGTGCGACCAGTTCCGCCTTGCGCGCTTGCTTGGCTTGAAGCATTTTCTTGAGCTTTTCTTTCATGTTGAATCACCTTAACCCTTCGCTAAAATTTGTGTTTTGAGACGCAAAACTTCGAGCTCGTTTTTCGAGTTATCCAACTGAGACCGGGCATTTTCCAATGCCGCCTCGGCGTTATCCAACGCCGCCTGGTCGCGAGCATTTATGTCAGTTCCCGAATAGGCCGGGAAGTTGACAGCGCTGACTTCGATGACGCGAGAGATCCGGGTAATGCGACGGGTCGGCATCTTCGAGTCGAGATTCTCCCACTTCTGATCGCCGATGAAAAAAATAAAAGACATCCCGTCGATGTCTCCCCGATTCACTGCGCTATATAAAGACTTGGAATCCGAATTGTTCTCGATGTCGAGGTTCGCCTTAATGTAAAGGCCAACGTCGTCCGTCCGCAGCAACATGGTCGAGTTACCGTTATTACGTCGACTGCGTGCGAGTGGAATCTTCTGCAGATCGTGATTGGTCGAAAACAGCACGTCGTCGAAGTTACAGCCATCGAATGCGCCGCGCTCGATGACCTCATAAAACCAATCGCCGATGGTCGTCTGCTGATCGTATACGGCGGCGTGGCCTTCGATGTACGTACCATCCTCGACGGCGCGAATGTCCGCGATCCCGAAACTTCGCTTGACCGCGCCTGGCGGCAGCTTGAGTTTATCCGTCATCCGGATTGTCTCCTTTCGTGGTGGCTTTGGTTTTCCCGGCCATCTGATAGGCGTTGACCAGGCGCACGTCGGCGTAGTTAAGCGATTGCGTCCGCCGGTCGCCGTCCTCGAGCGGCGGATATCCGAGAAGCGCAAGCTTTTGGTTGTCCGTCAGCAGCCCTTGTTCCCCCGCCGTCTTCAGCAGGTTTAACTTGGCCGTCGTCGACAGGTACATCATGTCCTTCTGGTAGAACACAAGCTCATTGCCGACGTCGAGCTCGCGTTCGGTGAAGATGGCCACGCTAAACGCCTGGCCTAGCGCAAGAACGATCGGCTCGAGCGTCCGCTCATAGAACGCTTGGTACTGCTCGTCCGTATAGTCGCCGTTGATGATCGGCAACGATACGCCGTACCAACGCAGAATCTTGGAATCCAGAAAGTTCAGCGTTTCCTTGTCGACCATTTTTGGATCCAAACTCAGCGGCACGTATTCGCCCTTCAGGTCGGTCGCGATGATACCCGACTTCCCCTCGTCGATCGACTTCTCGAACCTGGTGCGCTCCGCCTTCTGCGCATCCGTGTCCATCATGGTGTTGATCTTGAGCAGGCCGCGAATGGACATGCTCGTTTTGACGCCCATCTCCAACCCTTGCAGTACCGCGTCATTGATCTGCAGAACCTTAAGCAGCGCCTTATGATCCGGCTGGCCATTCGCGCCGCCGCCCATCAGGTCGTTCAAGCTGAATTTTCGACGAATATGAATCACGTCCGCATAACGAAGCGTGAAGTTCGTCCCCGACCCGAAGAAGAATTGAATCAGCAGCTCACCTGCTTCGCTCTGCAGAAAATCGACCCGCGTCGGGTTGAGCGGATAGAACGCACGGTAATACCGCTTGGTCATCCCATCGCCGACCTGGTAGACGTCGTAAATCGGATAGATAAATGCATTCTCGTTCAGGTAGAGCAACCAGATGATCTTCTCGAGGAAATCCTTGGTCGTCATCAGCTCATTCGGCGCGAATTTGAACAGACGATTGAGCGGCCCGTTCGGCTGCGACTGCATGCCGTTGCTGTCCGTCCGAATATGCTTGGGCTGAAGCTTGCTGATCTCGGTCGCGATCGCGTGAATGCAGTTCTGCACAACGTCCGAAGCATAGATGTCCTGGCCGAACTGGCTAAAGATCGGAATATAGCCGTTCAACATCTTGGCGAGCGTCGAACCCTTCGGCCGGCCGGCGAATCCCTTGATCGCACTGAGTAAACCCATGTCATCACCTCGCTTTACGCGACGAGCTGCAGAAACTCCGTCCGGTTGTCGATGTAGACCCGATAGACGAAGATGAGCGTCAGCGTTCCGTCGATTTTCTTATCTTCCTTGCCTTGGATCTTGACGGGGCGGATCTCCATCTTCCCATTCATCTCTACGGCTGTGTTTTCAAGGCACATGCGATCGATTGGGTGCTGATTGTAGTTGATCAGCTTGCTTTGCAGATCCGTCCGTACAAGCTTCATCGGCTCGGACAAACTGCCCCAGTCCTGACTGATTCGGACCATGTCGAAGCCGTGCTCTTCCATCTCCTTGACCCAGTAGACCGCCGACCATTTGTCATAGCCGATCTTGAAGAAGCGAATGCCATAATCCTTGTACAGCTTCACGAACCAAGCCGTGACATGCCGGAAGTCGTTCTCGTTGCCTTCCGAGACCGTGACCAGGTCGTTCGCAACCCATTCCTCGTATTTCGTCCGCTCTTCCTTCGACAGCGTCGGGATTTTCGCGGCCGGTATGAAATAACGCTGATAGGTGTACTTCTTGCCGCCCCGCATGAACATGGCCCGCGCCGATGCAAGGTCTCCCGTTCTGGCCAAGTCGACGCCGCCGATCGCGAACGCGCCGCGAAACTCTTCGAGGTCGAAGACGTCTTCGCTTCGCATATCCTCCTCGGTTAGCCACGCCGCTGCGTTGTTCTGCTTGACGTTGAAGTCTTTGGCCAGTACGAACGCCCGCATCTCTTGATTACTCCGCGCCTCTTCGATCATGCGGCGCAGGAAGCTCCGCTTTTTGATCGTCCCGAGTCCCGGGTTACTCTTCGTCCAGGAGTTCTCGTCCTGCCAAACTTCCTTTTCGCTGTCCTGCGTGTACAGCCAAATGAGCCAACGCGGTCGCTCGAGTTCCCCGTTCAGCACCTGCCGGGCTTCGACCATGCGGCTGTCGAGATATCCATCGTTCGTGAAGCCCTCCGTCGTGAGTTCAAAATAAAGAGGCTCGTCCTGGGTGGACAGAGCCTGACGGATCGGCATGACCGACGTATTGTCTTTCATCTCGTGCGCTTCGTCGACAGATCCGACGCCGATGTTCCGGCCTTCCTTCGCCCCAGTCTTAGCCGAGATCTTCCGGATGCTCCCTTTGTTGCGGAAGCTGAACTTTCCGGTGTGCGTCGGGCGCTTACGGTTGCCGAAGTAGATGCCCTTGATGTTGACCCGCGTGACGCGTTCGAGGGACGGTGACTCTTCGCGCATGGCGTTGATCGCCTGGAACATCAGGTCTGCCTGCTCATAGTCGTTGCTCGAGCACAGCAGCTTGACGCCTTCCGGCCCGCAAAAGAATTCGGCCAGGTTGATCGCGCCGATCAGCGGCGTCTTGCCGTTCTTCCTGCCAACGACGTACAGCACATCCTGGTAGAGGCGAACCCAGCGCCCGACCTCTTCGTCATAGATCTTGAACGAGTAGATCGTTTCGATGAAGGCTTTCTGGAAGAGCATCAGCTGGAACGGCTTGCCCGAGAACGGGGCCTCGTAGTGCTTGCACTTATTCTCGATGAACTTAATGCGTTTGTGCCCGTCTTCGGGTTCGAACCGGATCTCCGGATCTTCCAGGTTCGCAGTCAGGATGTCGAACATCTGCAGGAGTTCCTGGCCGACGACGATCTCGCCTGAGCGGCATTGCCTCATGTATTCAAGCAGGAACGATTCGGTCATTCGTACTCACTCATGTCGTCGAGGTCGTCGTTCGTATTCTTGCTAAGTACGCTGTTCAGCGTCTTGATGATGACCGCATAGCTGTTCGCGTTCTTAAGGTACTGGCGCGCCGCCTCGACCGGCTGCTGCAGTGTCGGCTTGGTCGGGTGGATTTTGACCATTCCCGTGATGTCGAGCGTACGGCGCAGCGCCATCTGCTCGGCGCGGAGGAAGGCCGCGTCATCGAGCAAGCCCTCGACGAGCTTCTTTTTGGACGGGTCCACATCTGCGAAGATCTCGTCCAGCTTCTCGCGTTCTCGGCGTAACACTTCGCTTTTTTCCAACGCTTTTTTCCTCCGATCCGATTTCGAATTTTGGGGCGTGTGTGCAAAAAGGGTCCCCAGTACGGTCATGCTCTGGTTAAAAAATGACGGCACCCGGGGGGGCGTCAGTCCAAGGCGCTCGGGTACTTAGCGAAGTGCGATCGCGTCAGCACTGTCTTGCAGTAACGGCAGTTCTTACCTCGCGACTCGCGACTGCAATTGAAGCAGTAATAGGCATCCCGTTGAGGCTTGGAAGCCCCCAACAATGCCCTCCACCATCTTCGCATGCTCTCTTTCTTGTGGACCTTGCGCCGGTATTCCTGGATCGTGGCGTCCAATACCCGGAGATACTTTTCATCTCTTACATCGTAGGTCGCCATCCGGTAATGATGTTCAATCAGCGCATTGCAGATGATCCTGTCCTTATGCATTCAACACACCTCCTATTCCCTGTACTGGTCGAACCATTTGTCGATATACCTCTGCCACTCATCCTTACGGTACCGCAGGTTCTCGTCGGCTTCGAGGCGGCGAAGGCATTCCTCTTGACTCGCCTTACAGTAAACCAGCTCGGCCCCGAGATCTTCCGCCAGCCGTTCGCGCTTGAACTTATCCGCATAGCCGCCAACAATCCAGGCGTTCGCCCATTTTCCCAGGCGCGTGCGAATTTGATCGAGCAGCAGGTTCTGCACAGCGATGACGTTGCTGAACAGACCGTCCGGCTTATCGTAGTAAGGTAGACCCGACACTGCCCCGTACAATCGATCGATGTCGACAATGAGATCGCCGCGCTTGGCGCGCTGCCTGAGCAGTGTCGACTTGCCGGATAGCGGAGGACCGTATACGAGGAAGACTTCTTTTATATGCTGATATCCGAAGCGCTTGTGCTCCATGTTATGACATTCCGCGCAGATCAACTCGACGCGATCCGGATTCAGACTGATCGAATGGTCATGCACATTCTCAGGCGTCAGCTCGATCTTGTGATGCCCGATCAGTTCGATCGACTTGGCCACCAGGCGTCCGCATGCTTGGCAGCGCGGGCCGCGTTCCAGGATCAGCCCCGTGCGAAAGTTCCGCCAGAGATCAGAAGCATAGAAGGTATTCAAGATTGCGTACTTGGCCATATCACCATTCCTTTGCTTCGAGGATTCGAAGCTCGGCCTTCATCTTGTCGATGCGAACGCGTTGCTCCTCTTCGCCTAGCATCCGTGCTTCGATCTTACAGAGAAGGTCGACGAGCTTGGCCTTCTTGTCCTGCACCCGAGTCAGCGCCTCTTCGATCGCTAAGATACGCTCGAGCTTGCTCGTCTTCTTGACGGTACGATCGACCTCTTCCGGCCCGAACCCCATAACAGGAATGAACTCGAGCATGCCGTCTTCGTCAAAGGCCGGTTTCTCGCCGAACTTCTTTCGAATGAACTCGTACTTGCTGACGACATCCGGGTCATCCCAGCCGTTCATGATGTCGGCCCGAAGCTTTAGCATCCGGCGTTCGCGCAGCTCCAAGAGGCGGATCTCGTTCTCGACCTGCTTGATCGGGTCGGTCTCGACGGCCATCAGCCTGATCTGCTCTTCCGGCTCCAAGGCATCCATCCAGATCGTCTCATACTGCCCATGCGTCAGGGCGTTCTTGTTTCGCTCAGGAGCGCCGCCGCCCTTGTTGCCGATGGCGTTCTTGTTGCCCTTCGGAGCTCCCCGACGTTTCGGCCCTGGATCGGGTCGTTCCTCCCAATTGTCGATATGCTTCCACTTGCGAACCAGGCTGGACTGAATCCCTAGCTCTTTGGCGATGGAGGACAGCTTTCGCGTCCGATTGCCTTCGCACCAGAGTTTGAACGCCTGTTCCCTCAGCGGGCTTTTCTCTCGGCTCATGGCATCTCACCGCACCCCCTACGAAGTATTTGAATGGCATCGAATCCGCCGTTCACGGAGGAATTGAGTTTGTTTTCACACTTTTTCCCACCATTTCCCAAGTGTTACTAATGGACGATGGTCATCCGCCCGTCAACGAACCTCATTTTCTCCTAACTTCTGGCTATTGAGTGTTACACAACCCTAATTCTGTTGCACTCATGGACAGACGAAAACTTGATGAAATCAAGCTTTTTCTCTTCCCCATTTCCCGAGTGTAACAACGGCCGGATTATGTATAACTCAGCTCCATAATTGCGGTGTCCATCTCGTCTTGCGTGAGGCCCAAATACAGCAACGTGGTCGTCATATCCTCATGTCCGAACATCTGCATTAGTAACGCTAGGTTGCGCGGATTGGCTTGGTATAGATGGTAGCCCCACGTCTTCCGCAAGGTGTGACAACCGATCTGTTTGACCCCGTGCATCCGTCCGACTTTGTTCAGCATGCGATAGGCCGTAACCCGACTGATCGGTTCCCCGACAGCCCCGGTCAACGTCTTTCGCTGCCGGCCGGCGAACAGGTAATCGTCATCGTCCATTCCCTGGATGTAACTTTGGAGGTCGGCTGCTATCGAGTGATGGATGATGAACTTCTTCTGCTTTCTCTTTTTCCTTCTGGCGTTCCGTGTCTTCTGCGCGACATAGTCGACATGCAGGTTGTCTCGAACCGTCCCAGCTTGAAGGTTAAGCAGATCCGATACCCGAAGGCCTGAATAGAAGCCAAGGCCTGCGAACAGATAATCCCGCGTGTTCGTCATCTTCAGGTAGGAAATGATCGCTTCGACCGTCGTTTTGTCCCGAATGGGCTGCATTTCGTTCATGCGTCGTTCACCGGCCCCGACTCCTCTCTGCATCAGGTACGCAAAAAGGACGCCCCGACGGGACGTCCTCTCGCGATTCGATATGGTGTTTTATGGGTAATTACTTACGATAACGATAATATCACGTTTTTACGATCTCGGTGTTGCACGATTGTATCATCGTCTTCTTCATATTGCTGTGTACCCTGCGGATATGAATGTACGAGTACCCCGTTTCAATCGCAATTTGCTGCAAGGACAAGCCCTCGATTTCTTGCATATAGGCAATTTTGTGATGCAAGCCAGTGAATTGGCTCAAACGTTCACGGATTTTTTTTACTAGCTCCCTTTTGAGTTCGAGCTCCGTCTCTAACGCTTCGATCCGTTCGCGAAGGTTGTCGTACCGGACCAATGCTTTATCTAGCGGCATTTCATGGCCAACGATTTCTTTTGCTCTGTTCCGCATCAGCTGGCGCTGGACGTCACCCAGTAGCCATTCGAGCAGCTCGATCTCTCCGAGCAAGTCTTTATACGATTCCACGATCATACACCGGCACCCCGCCTGTTTATGTTATAATATGGGTACAGGTGTTTGGTTCTGATCATCCCCCGGGCCGTTCCAGCGGCTTACCGGGGGATTTTTTATTCTTTACTAGATTGCTGACGCTGCTTCCGAACTTTTCGTCATAATTTCGCCATTATAGAACTTTCGCCGGCCCACGTCTTTCGGAAACAGGCCTGTTCGATCGTACAGCGGAATATAGCGATGCTTCTTATCTGTTGTGCCAGTCCCAGCAGCTGCCGCATAACGGAATGCCGCTGGCACCGCGTGCTCATGATGGATAATCGGGACGCCAAGCTCTTTGCTCCTGGACCGCGTCAATAGTATCGCGAACTCGTACGGCATCTTCGTCCATCGTTCGGAGGCCGGGATGTAATACGGCAGGCCCGATTCAATGACTTCCTCTTTCGTATACCATCCCTTTTCATTCGGCATTTCTACTTCCCCTTTCTTTGACGTATTTCTCCGACCATGATCCTTCATATGAGCTCCTCAGAGGAGCTACCACGGCTTCTCGCTCCATTCCTTCCAAGGTTCGAAGGTCTCGAACGTTGTAAGGAGACATAGCGCAGGCAGGATCGAATTCAATAACGTTGCGACCACTTCGATTCACGCGACGCCTTGCAGGAACGGCATCGTGCGCCCAGGCTGTACCGTCACGAACCTGGGACACGATGACTTTGTTTCCTTGCTTCAGTCCGATTTTTACTTCGCATACCGAACCCGGCTTTATGGACAGTTCATCTTGAAAGAAAAAGAAGAACATCTTGATCTCCCCTGAAGGGTTAGCTTATGCCCTTCGCCATTCTCTTTTGCCGCGATCGTTCTGCTTGTTCCTTTGCGGTCAGGCCGCGCCAATATACAACGCATTTGCCTCCCGGTCGCTTCTCAAGCCGGGCAGCATATTTCTTGAGCTTGTCCTCAAGAATGGCCTTCCCCATTGATTCCGAAAGTTCGAGGGAAGCGAACTCTCCGCTTTCAAGTGCCATGGCTAGACCTCCTTAGAGCTTCCCCTTCATTTTGTCGATCGTCTTCTTAACACCGTCGCGGTATTTTGCGGCCTCTTCCGGATTTTCCTTACCGACTTCTTCGATGACGCTGAGCAAGTCGTTAAAGTCTGAAATCAGGACATTGAAGCAGATCTCAAACCGGATCGCATACTTGTTGTCATTCTTGGCCAGCTGTTGCTGTTGCTCGATGACCTGGCGCTTCAGCTCTTCCATCTCGAGCTTCATGGCTTCCGGAATGACTTCCTTGACCTCGACCTTCGGCACGTCGATCGGCTTGGATTTAAGCTGAGCTTCTAGCTCTTTAACCTTGGCCTTTGCTTCGGCGAGTGCGTCCTTCGATTTTTGGAGATCCGCTTTCGCTTTTTCTGCAGACTTATCGTCCTTAGCTGCAAGCGCAAGCTCTAGATCCGCCTTCATCTTCTCGGCTAGTTCCTCATGCTGCTTCGACTTGGCGGCGAGTTGCTCGTTCGCCTGCTCCAGCTTCTCGCGGGCCTTGCGTTCGGCTGCTTCTTTTTCCTGCGCTTCCTTCGCCAGGCGCTGGGCTTCTTCTCGCTCTTTGATCGCCTTTTCCAGGTCCCGAGTCGAGATATTTTCGATGTCGACTTCGACCGCGAACTGCTCTCGATCTTCTTCCGGCAATGCCAGCAGCGCGACTGCCTGGGTGACGCCGATATTCCCAAGCGCCTGCGTTTTTCCGCCGTATTCCGTCGCCAGCTTCATGAGGTTCTGAGCCTTGGACTGAGAATAGTTGACTGAATCGGCCAGCCACTTTCCCCATTCGCCGTGCTTGAGCTGCCCTTTGGCTTCGATCAAGCGCTCGCCGACTTGTATCGCGCTATGGAGCACATAATTCCGGGTTTGCTCCGTAATGATGTTGATCTCGCTGGTGATGGTTTCGATCGTGCGAAGCTCTGCTACTTGCTGGGTCATGGAAATACCTCCGCCGTGTGCGCCGGCCGCTGATTATATGGCAATGCCCTGTTGGGCTTTAACCGTGATTCTTGTTTGTTTATTGAGTCGCGCATTCTCAAAGGCGGCGACGAAAAGCTTCACTTCATCTGTCGTTGCGCAATTACGGAAGCCCCGGGTTTGAATGATCTCACCTTTCTGGATCTCCATCGTGAAGAACGGCTTGTCCGGCTCCAACTTTCGGCGAATGACCAGGATGTCGGTCTTTCCGTTGGCATATCGGTCGATGTAATTGCCGACGCAGTGCTGGAGCTTCTTTCCCTCCTCCACGAGTTCATCGGAGCTCGCGGCGGCGCGGATGGTCAAAGGCCCAAGTTCAAAAGCATATCGTTCAAGCCGTTGTTTGCGATCGGCGATTTTCTGGTTCAGTAACTCAGATGCCTTCGCCTTAACTAGGCCGATCGTATTTTGATGCGCGGCATGGAGGTAGCCAGGAAAAAGAATACGTTCGTCCGAGAGATCCATGCCGAGGTTTTCGCAATCGGCGATGTAGTCTTTCCAATGAATCAGGACCTCTTCGAGTCGATGGAAATGTTCTTTGCGTGGTTGCTTGGTGAATTGCCTGAGTAGGTAGGCGTTCGCTCGTCGGATGTTCGTGTATTTCAAAGCTTTTTTTAAATCGCTGAATCGATGTTCGAACCGTTTCGCGATCTCGTTGAGTTCGTCAAGCGATAGCTTTGAATTGTCCTTCTTCGAGATCTGCATCAGGCGAATTGTGAGGGCGGATATGCCCGATCGGTCCTTAATGCTCGTCAGTTCCCTGAATTGCTGGCCATCAAGCTTAAGTACATCTCGAATATTTGTTGCTTTCCAATCGATCGCTCCGAAGGTTAATCCGCCATAGAGCTTCGCCGATACAAAATACTTCATCTTCATTTTTGTCAGCAGTTCAATGCAAGGATGCTTGCTATATAGTGCGAAATACTTTGTCCAATCGTATTCGTCGTACGCCTTCCATTCCGAATATTGGAATGGTGTCCCCTTGACTGCTTTTTCGATACTTTCTTTTGAGCATTCGCGAATCGCCCAAGATGCATACTGCGGAAACTCTGAACGGATGTCTTCGCCCTCGCGTTTGTACCAACTAGCCCAGTGCTTCTCGTACATGATGCTGCCATTCATTCGAAACAAGAACATGGCCGTTGTCTCGCACCTTGTCTCGACCGTTCGGAAGTCTCCTGTATAATCGCGGCAGACGTAGATTCCGCGAGCCACGATCGCCTGGGGATCAATGGCGGATTTCTCGTAATAAACGAGATAGCCGTTATTCTTCAGTTTCGATCGGGATACCCCCGTCGCTCTAACATGGCACTCCGAACGGCACTGCACGCATTTGGCAATCATTCCGTGTTTCAGCGCCCCGTCCGTCATATGATTGCTTTTGCAGTGCGTACAATGTGCGAATTGGATGCCCTTCACCTTCGGGTTGATGAACAAGTACCGACTATCGATCAAGACGACGTTGGTCGCATAGTCCCGTATCTCCTTACTTATCTCCGGGTCGAAGTGCTGCGAGAAGAGACGGAACTCCGCGCTCTCTTTTGCCATGACCTACACCCCCAGCACGTCATTTAGCGATAAACTGAGGCCCTTCTCTTCCCTGGCCGGCTTGTCCTCAATGCCGAAGTATTGCAGCACCGCCGCATATCCCTGCTCGGGCGTCAGCATGGCGAAATTGCCCTTCTTCTTCTTTTCCGCCACCTTGCGCATCGCCTCGAGGCTGCCGGTGATCGTCTTCCCGTTCGCGTTCAGTTTCTCGGCATCATCAGGATGCTTGGCCAGACGATCCAGCAGGTATTGGCCAATGACCTGAACGTACTCATTTTCTTTGTTGCCCGTCATCTCGGCCTTCAGCTTGGCCATCGCTTCGTATTTCATTCTTCTGCTTCCCCTTTCTTGATTTTGCTCATAGCCATTGATTCATGGATTCGATTCGATAGACCCCATTTGCGGACATAACCACAAAGCGTACTGTAAGCGACACCTTGCCGCTCGGCGATCTGCACCCGATTCATCCCTTCAACACGCATCCGCAGGTACATTGCCTTCGTGAGTTTGTTTTGCTGGGGCCTCCCGCGTAGCGATCCGAGCCCGGGCTTGTCCGGTTGGCTTTCGGACTTTGGTTTCGGTCGGTTTGCGTATGGTCCTTCGTGGATTCGGACCATCGATTTCGGTTTGTCGATTCGGACCGGATTTCCCAAATTCATGCCGGGAACGTAGTTCGCGACTTGTTCGGGCGTTAGCTGATAGACCTTGATGTCTGATATCATGGCGTTCCCTCCAACTTCAAGCGCTCGGATGCATTCGGCTCTCGCCATCCGACAAACCCGTTTGGCCGGTCGTGGATTGCTCCGAGCAGCTGGCGGTCGATGACAAGCATGATCACTTCGGACAGCGGACGTTCGGCAAGCTTGGCGATAATCTCGACACTCAGTCCGCTTTTCCACAATTCATCCACACGATGCACATCCCCGAGGTCCCATGTGAAATCTAGATCCTCGCATGCTGTGTAGATATTCCGACGTCGGTGTTTGCAATCGGAATGTATGAACATGGCAACCTCCTTCAAAGCGATATCCTGGCCAGCAAATTGGCAACGACCTTTGCATGCGGCGCCAGGTATCGACGCTTCACATCCTCGAACTCTTCATGCGAATCGTATGCGCAGCGCTCGTCCAGCATCGCCGTGAACTTGTAGCCGGTCGTCGAATACTTCAACATCACGCCTGCGCTTCGGATCACCCAAAAGAACTTGAGTAGCTCGAAGCCTAAGTGCTTGTCCGCCATCCCATGCGTCTGGCGGAACAGATCGTCCCACAACATGGAATCCAACAAGTCGGGGCGCGGATCTTCAAGCAGGAAGGTTAAGTCCTCCATGTCTCTCAGCTCCGATCCAAGTTTTGGGCCAATTCTCGCAGCTTCTTGCGTTCATCGTCGGATAGCTGCTTCGGCGGCGCTTCCGTCTTCACGACGTCAAGCTTGGGCTTCGATGGACCCGATCTGCCGGCAGACCATCCGCGATCGCCTGTTCTACGGCTACCGCTCGACGGCGCGCTGCCCGGCTCGGGTATCTGAAAAACGTCAGAAGCCTTGGTGAAACCCTGGGCGATCCAAGTATTAAGCGTCCGCTTGGCGTAGTTTACAGACTTTCCCTCACCGACCTTCAACGCTCTTTCGATCAAGTCGGGCGCGACGACGCCAATGTACGAGAGAATGTCGTGTAACCCCATAACGCCGCCTTGGATCTTCATTTCGTTGAACAATGTCGTCAGACGATCCTTAATTCTTTCTTTCTCTTCAGGTCTTAAAGCTTTAAGGTCAAGATCTTTAAGATCTAAATCATTAATTAATGCCGCACCTTTTACCTCAATGTTTACCGCATGTTTTACCTCACGGTTTACCTCACGTTTCACCTCATGATCTACCTCAATATTTGAGGTAGAATGTGCGGTAAATGGAATAATCCGATACTTGCCTGCCTTCTGCTTGCCCTGGGAACGGTACTCGATCCGCCCGCGCTGCTGAAGAATGTTTCGATGCTTGCTCAAGGTGTTCTCTGTAACGCCAACCTTTGCCATTAATAGGGGATTGATCACGAGGAACCACTCTGGCCATCCGCTCTTTTTTGCAAGTGCCATTAAATGCACCCACAAGGTCTGTGCTGATGCGTCCAACGGATTCGTTTCCAACCAATCGTGGAAGGCGTTGAGTTCTTGTTCAAAGTTCATTGCAGGCTGATCACCCCCTTGCTGCCCTTGAAGAGGGCGACGCCCTCAGCGATGATTAATCGTAGTCGTAGTACGTATCGATTCTGTTTTCATCGATGATCAAACGGCTTCCATGCGCGTAAATCTTGAATAGGTCATTTCCGATCCCATGAAGACCCCACATGATCGTTTTCGTCTTAATTTCCTCGTCGCCGATCCGCAATGCCGACAGCGTTCCATCTTCGCGAACGAGAACCTTATAATCGCATTCATATTTGTCCTTGCCTGGCTCCGGATCGAAATGAATCCAAGTAGAAGAATAGCTCGTACCATCGTTGTGATAAGAGAAGTTTTCGCCGTCGTGTTCACGATCTTCGTTCGCGTCTGCCTTCCATTTGTTGATGAGTTCGGACAACTTGTATTCCGGCTTAACGTCAGCTAGCAAGCGATCCATTTCTTCTTTGATCCGTTCGGTACCTTGGATGTGTGTAACCTGATCGAGCTTTTCTTTAACTGCCTTGAGAACGAGGGTGTTATACGAGGGGATACCGAGCTTGTCCAGGTTAACGGCAAAGAGCTCCTTCAGCTGTGTTTTGAGAGACTTGGCGAAGTCGCTGTAAGAACCGAGGACATCGCTCACGGTGGATTCCACCGTCTTCTCGACATGCTTGCGGACGATCTGCGCGAATGTTCCGTCATTGTGGATCTGCTCGAGAGCAGCGTTTGCCAATTTGTTAAGATCCATGAATATAGTCCTCCCGACCGCCAATATGGTATAATGACGGTGTCATGTATTTTTTGAAGCGACTCTCCGGGGCCTAAGCCGAAGGGTCTTTTTTATGCAGCGTCTTGGTGGACGCTGTCAAGCTCCTGCAGGTCTTGTTTGTGCTCCGCGATAGAGCTGGACAGCCAATCAATCGCGGCGTCGCGCAGATCCGGGTCGGCGGTCGGCTCCTTTGAAAGTCGATGACGCATGACGACAAGCTCGCCGATCCGCAGCAAAAGCTCGGTTCGCTTCGACATTGGCTATCTCTCCCCCCGTTTAACTTGCTGTTCATGCTCGGTTGCGAGCTCGTCCCGATCGAGACCGAACTCCTCCTCTAAAACGCCCTGAAGCACGGCGGCGTGTTCCATAACATCGCGGATTTCATGCCAAACGCGTTCAGCGCTTTCCTTACGTTTTTGTTTATCGATATGCTTGGCCAAACTAAGACCTCCTAACGCTTCCTCGAGGTCGTCGACTTCCTTCAACATTTGTTCTTTGAGCGCGGCTGGATGAAGATCCAGAGTTGGCACATCGCCAAGCAAATTGCTGAAATAGCCATTCGTCCGTTCGTCAGCGATTTCAAGAGCCAGCTTCCAACTATGCCGGGCCATAGAAGCTTCGTACACGGCCGGAAGCTCACGCTCCCCGTTCTCTATCTTCGAAAGCGTTGTGCGATCAATCTGTACATGCTGCGCATATGCTTGTTGAGTCAGTTGGCGTCCAACGCGATCGGCCCGAATTGCATCTCCGATCGACAAATGCTCCGACCTCCAATATTTGAGGCAAATTGCCACATAAACGGAATTGAATTGTGGCGAGCCTTGGAATTAGAATAAGTTCATACCCCGCCTGACTTGCCCGCCGATCCGGTGGGCTCTCTTTTTAGAAAGGGGATTGTTCATAAGCGTCTCGAGCCTCGCCGATCGTCTTGAAGTCGTACATACCATGAATGGCCCGAGTCAAATTGCGAATCTGTTCGTGACTGAGGCCGATCTTCTCAGCGGCTAGGATCGCGTAACCGAGGCAAGCGTTATTGGACCACTCGGCGGACTGGAAGGTTTCTCCCGTTTTGATGCCGTGGCGATATGCGGAGGCTGCGAGTTGGCCGACGAAGTCGATCATGGCGATCTGTTCTCCAGGGATACCGTCCGGGAAGAACTTGCTTTGAAAGTCATGGCGAGCTTGCAAGTCAACAGATACGCTGTCAATACGGGTTGTCTTCATGATGTAAGTCATTGGGCAATTCCTCCTTTGTTTTTGCGGAGCCAGTCAAGGGCGTCGGTCCAGATGATGCGCGCTCCGCGGCCTCCGAGATTGAGCACCGGAAAGCCCGGTTCGGAAGCGAGGTCGTAAGCGGAGCGCCTTCGAATTTTGAGGCGCTTGGACAATTCAACAATTGTGATGACTTCAGGGGATGGAATGGAAACTGGGGGCTCTTGCGTACTCACATCTACTCCTCCTTATGCGGTGTGATTCGCATTAACTTCGCGTATCGCGTAGCGACTGGGCAAAAAAATTTCATCTTTGCTTTTTTTATATACCTTCGCTATTGCTTCTGCTCGTTCCGGACTGACATGACGTTTGCCGTTCTCAATCTCGGAAAGATAGCCTTGAGGAATGCCGATTTCTTTTGCGGCTTCCACGATTGTTAGTCCTGCATTTAATCTCGCGTCACGTAATGCGCTCATTTCCCACCTCCCATAACTTCGCGATACGCGATGTCATGAGATGAATATACTACGCATAATGCGATGTGTCAACGCATATTGCGAAGTTTTCTATTTTAATTATCATTGTTCGCATTTCGCGAAGTATAATCAAGGGAGGTGGTGATTAGTTTGTTTCCGAAAAGACTACGGGAACTGAGGAAAAGACAAGGACTAACTGCAAAAGAATTTGGTTCGCGCTTTTCATTGGCTGAATCGACCATCTCGGGATATGAAACTGGCGCAAGAAAGCCTGACCTAGAATTGATTGAAAAATTTGCCGACTATTTCGAGGTTTCGGTTGACTACCTACTAGGACGTTCCAATTCTTATATAGATCAACCAGGGTACTCCAATGATAAGAATGTAAGCAACGAACCTGAAGTGCAGTTTATAATGAGGGCAAAGCAAGAAATGTCCCCAAAGGCATATGCTAAGTTTTTAAAGTTGGTCGAACAGGCCAAAGAAGCATTCGATGATGAAGAAGACTAACTGGAGCGATCGAGATGATTCCTTTTCCAAGACTTCTACACCCTCGCTTCACTCTAGCCGCACGATCTGCACAGGCTGTCCTGCGTGAACTCGGTAATCCGGAGCCGCCAATTAATATAGAGCCTTATCTTAAAAAAATGAAATGGCGATTGAAGTACGAGGAACTCCACGGTCCGGATGGGTATATGATCAAACTGGTGAAAGGCGGAAAGGTGCGCTACACCATCTATCTAGCCACCGATTCCGATCCAGATTCCCCGTATGACGTGGAGACAATACAGAAGAGGCAATTTTTCACCGCTGTGCATGAACTTGGTCATATCCTGCTGCATGGAAACTTTCTGTTGAACAGTCATGAAAGCATGAATGCCATCCCCGAGGAACTGGCCGGCATATTGGAAGTCGAGGCGCATTGGTTCGCGAGCAAGCTATTGATGCCGAACTATGTATTCCGCCAACCATCGGACCTTATTCCCGAGATCCTCGCCAAAAAATGCGGCGTCAATATAACGCCTGCGATTAAGCGATTATCCAAACTGGATAACAACATACGCGAAAGCCTGACCACGAGCTTTCGTCTCGATAAGTACGAGAAGCTGCCCACCTGGATTGACGATCCGCACAGCATTTATTGCGCGTCGCTTAAGTGGGACTCCATTCACCAGGCCTTAAATGCCAGCAAGCGACGCCGTTATATCTGCCCGAAGTGCGGATTATTCCACGGCGATCATAACATATGGGGACCTTATTGCATTGAATGCGAAGAGCCGGTCAGACTGGTAAAGTTCCCGCAAGAGCGTTATTATTTTTTTACATAAATACCGAACATACGTTCCTTTTGGAGGTCGATCATATGCGAGGCACCGTTACGAAGAAGGGAAAAAAATACTATATCGTCTTCACGGTTAAGGACGAAGACACTGGCAAGTGGAAGGCAAAATGGATGCCTGGAGGCTACGACTTAAAAAAAGACGCCCAGAAGGCCCTTCCTGACCTTCTGAGCGCGTTAATGAAGGGGACCTATGAGGAACCTGTTCGTTTAGATCGGAACGTTGAGGAGCTCATGACAGAGTTTTTAAAAGACAAGCGCAAGCAAGTGAAGCACGGAACGTGGTTGGCTTACGATTGGCTGGTCCGAAAGCATATCGTTCCGCACCTTGGCTCCATGAAGGTCCGGAAGCTTCATCCGGACGATCTACACGCCCTTTATCACAATACCCTGTATAAAGAGCTAGCGGCTGCATCGATTAAGAAGGCTAATGTAATTTTGAATGAAGCCCTGAAACGAGCGCCGGAATGGTCAATTGAAAAACGCGAAAAAGCTTCATTTTTGAAGCTGCCGCAGGGTAAAAAAAGCAAATTCAAGGTTTGGAACGAGAAGCAGCTGCGTCTCTTTATGAAAGCTGCGGAGTCTGATCAATATTCGATCGTGTTCGAGCTAGCTGCAAACACCGGCATGAGGCAAAGTGAAATTCTCGGCCTTCAATGGGACGATGTCGATCTGGAGGGTCAAACGATTTCGGTTAGGCAGGCATACACGAAAGCCGAAGTCGGGCATGACATGGATGACACGAAGAACGATTCTAGCGAACGGTCGATTGCACTGTTCCCGCAGACGGTGGCCTTACTTCGAAGGCACAGAGAAAAGCAAATTCAGGAGATGCAGGATAACCAGGCCTTCTATCAGGATCATGGCCTAGTGGTGCAAACAAGCGTCGGAACCCCTCTAGGGCCGCGCAACCTGGCGCGGAACTATTATGCCATACTCGACCGCATCGAGCGGAAGCAAACGGAGAGAAAAGAAGCTGGCCGGCCATTTATCGACTTCAAGCGTATTCGATTCCATGACATCCGCCATACGCATGCAACCATTTTGTTAAAGCGCGGCGTGCACCCTAAGATCGTGCAGGAAAGACTTGGCCACTCCAGCATAACCGTGACGCTCGACACCTATTCACATGTGCTCCCTAATCTTCAGGCGAGTGTTCTTAGAAGCCTCGGCCCTTCAATCTTGGGCGTATCTAAAAAGAAGTCACCGAAGGATGCAAAAAACAAAGACGAAAACCCCACCTTAGAAAAATCTTAGAAAAACGATCTTCGGGCATGAAAAAGGCGCGGCCCCGAATCCCGGGAAGCCGCGCCGTTACTGGATTGTTTATGGTGCTGATGAAGGGATTCGAACCCCCGACCTACGCATTACGAATGC